AGTCCAGTAATTTGTTCCTCTGGTAAATCTGCGCCACTATTTTGTATATAGCCAGACGGTACAGGTGTAGCAGCTGATACAGCTGAGGCTTTTTCTAAATCTAATGCGGCGCGTATTGTGCGACCGCCTCTATTTAAAATACCTTCGTCCATAGCTTGAAAAGTAATTAAGCTGCCGATACCGCTGTCAGGTCTGCGTTTGCCGTCTACATAATAAAAATCTACTACCGTATTGTTTGCGTTCAAATCTATTGTAACTCTTGAGTTAGATACCCAGGCAAAGCGAGCCGGCCTTCCGTCGTCCTGGTACTGCTCCAGGACCTCCCAGAAAGCCTGCCCATAATAAAATAATGAGTCAATTGTCCAACCAAGCGTAATAACTCGCGGCTGGCGTTTGTCTGGCTGTTCTAGCCAAACAGGCGAGCCTAATTCTTGCCCTGTAGATTTACGGTAAAGGTGTAGGGGTAGCGTGCCAACTACTCCCTTTATTAACTGTGAGGCCCGCGCGACGGACGGCACCGCTGCAGCCTCAGCACGTGTAATAAAAGTTTGAGGCGCAAAAAATAAGCTGTTAGTGTCTACATCATTTACAGGCGGGTTATATTGCGCTTTTATTGTAGGTGTACTTTCGGGCGTGCTTACAGCGTCTACTAGACGTAACGACTGTAAAATCCCCACGCCGGCACTATATACCTATTTTTAATAATATGTCCGATTTGTTCGGCGTGTCTAATTGACTATTATACTTGCGACTGCCTGAGGCCTTGAGGCGTACCAGGCAACCATAGCTACGCCAATAGCTGCGCATATTTCACCAGCTGACTTACGCCTTACAATTTTCCAGCCGTACTCGGTGTGTTTTGTAGCGCACGCTGCTATAGCTTCATTAAGTACCTGCTCGTTAGCGTGGATTACCTGGCCATGACTCATAAGTTGCGCGAGCCGGTTACTTGCTTCGTTTTGTGTTTTGCCGCTTACGTCCATTAAAGGCGAGCCGCTAGACTTTAAATAGCTTGCTACGTTTTCGCTTACCCACTTGTCATACATAACCATTTTAGGCCTAAATCTTTGTATATGCGCGTTAATATCACTAGCTAACTGCCTATCGTCTAAAGGTGTATTGGTACTCCAAACTTGCAACACTTTTACTTTTACTCTTAGCTCGTCCAGTTTTTGACCTGCAACCAAGACTGCGTATTTATGCGTATAGGATTTATCAAACGCAAAAAAGGTGAGTCCGCCTGGCTCAACTACGATCGACTCGTCCGCGCATTTTTCCCAGCTTCCAACTTCGAAAGGGGACGCGAGGTTGTCCAGAAATTGACAAAGTACCTCCACGCGAAAGGCTAGCGGGTCATTAGTTACGGCGTTATGCGCCATAGTTTCCTCGTCCATTGTCCAGCCTAAAGCGGGATTAGATTCCACCCAACCGCGTTTATCCATAATTTCGCGCGACGGGTGAGCTGACCACTCTAACCAGCCCAGGCTAGGACTTACGTTATTTATTGCGCGGTCGCGTAAATTATTTAAAACTGTACTCGTTTTATCACCGGCGTTGCTAACTGTGAGGACCTGAGCTAAAGGCCGCGCGTTAGTGGTGTAAACCGCCGCGTCCCAAGTGCCCTGGTCGAGCGCGCGGGTTTCATCTGCAAAAACGAGGTCGGCGGTCATGCCGCGGCAGCCGTTAGGCGTTGCAGCTACTACGGATATTTGAGCACCGTTTTTAAATACGATTCGCTCAGCACCGTTAGTAGTGTAGGTCTTATCCCAAAGGCCTTTAAGGCTTGGGGTATTCTGGATTAAGTAATCTATCTGCCGCCAGGTAATTAACGACAGCTTACGGTTAACAGATAATAGAATTATGTCCTTTTCGTTGAATAAATAGATACCTGCAATTATTCGGATTTTTGCTAGCTCTGTTTTACCTTGCTGCCTAGCGCATACCAAACCCTGCACCCTACGTATATACTTGCCGTTATTCATTGTAAGCATTTCAGTTAAGGCGTGTTTTTGCCAGGGCATAAGCTCGATACCTATTTCAGCTGCTAGTTCTATAGCTTGTTTAGCTCTAGACGTGTCGCCTTCTACAGGGTGTGCAAAAATGCGAGGTGTTGGGCTGCCTATGAGGCGACCCCCCAACGGTAAAACATTTGGCTTGTGACTGTCCGCTATGTCCGGTTTGGACTGGTCTGGACTAGTTACAAAATCGGACAAAATCGGGACATTTCTGGATAAATCTACGTTTACAAGATCAGGGGGGGTCGACTGTTGCGCTAAAAAAACGCCTTTATGTCCTAGTTTGTCGCTTTTGAGCAGGTTACAACGTCTACATACAGCTGCAAGGTTTTCAGGGTCATACTCTGCACCGCCTTTACTGCGTGGCCTAATGTGGTCGACCTCGTGCGCCTCCGGCGTACCGCATAGGTAGCAGGTGTACTGGTCCCTGCGTAGTATCTCTAGCCGTAGCTTGCGCCACTCAGCGGTCCTAAGCCCAGCCATTAGTAGTAACCGTTTTTAAGGTGAAATTTAAGAGCAGCCTGGCACGTGCCGTACCGGCTGTAGACGTATTGAGTAAACCATTTAATCTGCTGTTGAGGTGTAGCAGTTTTTAAGTACTTAGTTCTACCTTGAGGTAATCCGTAATGACTACCATTAACAGCCTTAGGATTATAGCTAGATTCTTTAAATATAATTAATTTACAAGCTTTATATTCTAAACTACCGTTTGTTAATTCTTTTAGTGTTTTATCCCAATTATTACTACTACTAATTACTATTACTATAGGTAATATAACTACTAATGATTTAAGTATACTCAGACGGTTACTCATTTATGCAAACCCCGCAAAATCGGCGTGTCGCGCCGTCAAATAGCCAGACACCGCACCCTAAGCAACGGCAGATACGAGCCTCACTTATCACCATAGCCAGCCTCCCTTAATAGAGATACTAACTGTTCAAAGGATAGCAAGGCTACCCAATCCCCTACAGAGGCCTCACCTTGCCCGTTAAGGCGTAGTACGGCCACCTTTAGGTCTAACTCACTGCCTCGGTCTTTTAATTGCTTTAGCGTGGCACCAGGGCTAAATCCGGCCCTAGCCTTAACCTCCCAGTCAATACCTACTGTGCCGGTTATATCGGTGCCTTGTCGGCCTGCGCCTGTTGATTCGGCATAGGCAAAGCCATTAGCTGCTAGGTACTCAGCTACTACCTTTTGGCTTCTATAGCCTCGGTGTTTACGCGCCTGACTCATGGTAAACCCTCATAACTAAATCCATAGTTTTACATGGAACCGGAACGTTGCACGTTTGACAAATTGGTATATCGCTTGCCACTGCGTGCAACTGTAAAATGCCTTCTAAGAGACTTAGCAAAAAGTTCCCTACTAATTCCTCGTCGTTTTTCGCTGCCATTAGTTAACTTTTACTAGCTCTGACTGAGGCACCCAGTACGCAGTATTACGACTGGTAGTTTTTAAATAGAGATCATCTTTACAAAACTTAACAGGTAGCCAACCGCGTATCACAAACGGGTTAGAGCCGGTAACTAGGACTGCCCTATCGCTATCCCTATCATTTTCTTGGATTATTAAGTGTCCAGTATCTATCTCTGTGTGCTTGACCTCCCAGTCAGGCGGCACGTCTGGCATACCTTTAAAAGTATCTGAGGTAAGTACAAAGTCCGGCACTTGTAGCCATTTAGCTACTGCTATTTCGGCACACGCAGCTAGCCAATTTAATTTCAAAATATAATCTGGCTGTAAATGCTCGCTGTCGTATTTATGCTTATAGTTTTTATCCTTTGCGTTAGCCGTTCGCTTAGTAGCTATCCATAAAGCCCCGTCTAGGTCAGTCTGTGTTAATAGGACCTCTACGCTCATTTAGGCCTACAGTCAGCGCATAGCCAGACAGACATCTCTAACGCCATAATTCCACCGGCTTTACTGGTTTGCCTGTTGCAGCCGTCGCAAACCTCGGTTTCATCTATTACTGCGTTGCCGTTTCTATCTACCTTTAAAGACATATTGCCAGGGTAGATAATCTCCATAGCCCCCACTAGTTTACCCAGGTAGGTGGGCATTGGTCCTTACGGTCTTTGCTAGGACATGACCAGCATTTGTAAGGCTTACCGGCTTTTGATATGCCAGTTTTAAACTCCATATAGCCATGCTTACAGCTAGGGACGGCCTCACCGCCTAGCGTGTCTGCCACTACTCCTACAGCTTCTTTAATAGTCCAGGCGTCTACCTGAGTAGTAACTACGCGGCCCATAAGGCTATTACTGACTGACTTAATAAGCTCGACGGTATCCTGTATAGCTGTTAACTGAGCTTCAAAGTCTGCCTGATCTACGGCGTAAACGTTAATTAAGTCCCCGTTAGCCATTTTAAAATTAGCCTGTAATTTTGTATCTACGTTATTAGCCATTTACTTTACCGTCCATTTCTAATTGTATTGGAGCTACTGCTTTTACTTGATCTTGCAACGACCACCTGTAAGCCTCGTGCGTAGTCGTATTTGTAAAGGTCGTTACCTCTAGCGCGTGAGCCTGGCAGTAGTGCCGCTTTTGCCCATGACTTTTAGGGTTAACGCTGGTGATAGTAATGCTGGCCTCAGTCATAGCCCGATCGTGCCAGACGTTTTTAACTCGGCCCCATTGTGTTTTACAGTAATCGCACCAGATACCAGGCTCAGATTTAGTTATCATGCGTGAAGCCTTGACTGGCAGCTGGCGCATAGGTCTACGACTAGATCGTCGTCGCGCTCGTAGCTGTTGGTTTGTGTGAACTTATCGCAATCTGAGCAATTAGTAACCGAGCCTATTTTTAACAAGCTGTATAAGTGATTCATTTTACAGCCCTTAGGTAGCGTGGGTGCCGTTGCCTTAGTTGTAACTCTTTTTTAGCTGTGTTATACCCTCTTGACCAAGCCAATACGGCTACTCCAAAAGTAATAAAGCCGTAAATGACCAACATATAGATAAACGCTAAATTACCTGCCATTTTTTCTAGTCCTTTCTAGTCCGGATTTTTAATTATACGCACACCTGCCCAGAATTAAGGTTTAGGCGGCGTGTCGGGCTTAGGTTTAGACTTAAGGCCGTTGCCTGCTAGCACTCCACCAAGTGAGCCGGTAAGAAAAATAGCCAGGGTTTTTAGTAGGTCAATAAAAGCTGCGTCATTAGGTGCTTGAGCATTTAAAGGCTGAGTTACAAAAATCAGGGCATAGGTAATACCTAAAGTAACGAGGACAAAACAGGCAGCTAGTGAAGCCCCAATAATTAAAATTAGCCTAGCGTGGATATCCTCAGGGGTTAACCTGCGTGCTGGTCTATCCATTGTACGACTGTTTAACGAGGTCCTTAGTGCAGACTCCAGTAGGGATACACGCCGGCGGTTGGCACTCTTTGAGCTTCCAGTTTTTGTATTCTTGGCAGGGATATCGGACCCAGCCGTCATAACCGCACCCAGTTAAAAGTAATGATAGGCCTAGCCCTGTTAGCCATAACTTCAATTACCGGCCGAGCGGGTCTTTAGGATTTAAGTAGCGATAAGCTACGGGTAGTACAGCGGCTAATCCTGCCTTAAGCAAAAGGCTAGGGTCAGTAATTCCAGACATATAACAGGCGAGGGTTGCAGCTACAAAGCTACGTAACCAGCTACCGGCGATTTGTTGAGCTACCTTTAGGCTGTGCTTATTCATCTTTAGCCAATCCGAGCTTAGCTATAAGCTCTTTTGTTTGTTTTGGATTTAATGCTATTTCAAAGTGCATATCGTCTTTACGCGTACGGTACGTACCGCCCCACTTGCAGCCGTACTTAGCAGCTAGAGCTACGCACTTAGCGGCGTCCTCTTTGCTAAAGGTGTTTTCTTTGCCTAAAGGGTGTTTAGTCGCGTTAAGGTCTATAGCTGTGCCGCTTGAGTGATTACTCAGTTTGTCAGTCGTACCCCGTACCATGCGGAAACAGTAGCCCCAATCGTCTAGGGTGCCTTTGTCTATAGGCTCTATCGTTTCGTGAAACTCCGCCGCCAAGCCAATAAGCAACGGTGCCACCTTTTCAGCGCACCGTATTTTAAGATTAGTCCCAGGTACTTTAAAAGATTTAATGCCAATTTCTGCAGGGTCCTTACTAGCAGGCCAGCCGTTATAGCTTTTAAGCTCGGACATTAAAGCGCGGCTATCTCATCTGCACTTAGTCCAAGCGCGGCAAGTTTGGCAAGTGCTGAGGCTCTGGCTGTTGCCTTTGCTTCGGCTTCGGCTGTTTTTTCCAACGCTGCCGCCAACGCCGCCTCTACTTTAGCAACTTCTGCAGGTGTAAACTCGCGGATAGTTTCCTCTTTGGTAACGTGATTAAATATTTTTTCAATATACATTATGCGGCTCCGTAGATATATAAAGTTCCGGCGTCTAAAGTACCGGCTTCGGTTGATACGCTAATAGATGAAATTGTGGCTGTGTTTTTCCAAAAGCCATTGTAAACATAAAGCGCGTTGCCGTTGCCGCTAGTCCAATTGCCACCGCCTACAACATTAACTATTTTATAGGCTCCTGATGTGTTAGCACCCAAAATGGTGCAACTACCAGATACCGTACTGGTTTGATCACCAGATGCCGTGCCAAATGCTAAACGGCCGTTGGTTAAACTTCCAAGAGGATTTACAACAGTCTGGCTCCAAGTCGAATTGTTTTCTACTCGAAAGCCTGTTACTCCATAATTTGAGGCAGTATCACCATTAAAAGTCAAATAAATTTGTAAATTGCCTTGTGTTGAGGAAGCCCCAATAACTTGCACCAAATAACTATCGTAACCGGACAAACCCGAATATGTGTAGGTAATTGCACCTGAT